ATGTGCACGATGCCGCTCCGGTCAGCCAAGACGCGCAGGGCGCCTGCGCACAGGATCATGTCGAGGATCGGGGGATGCCGTATCTGCCCGGCCATCAGACCTCCTCCAGGCGGCGGCACAGCGGGCACCAGCCGAGCCCGTTCCGGCCGCCCCGGCGGATCGCGGCGATCACCCCGGCCGGGGTGAGCTTGCGCTCGGCGGCTATCTGGCAGGCCGACAGGCCGGACCGGTACAGGGCCGCGGCGTCAGCCGGGGACAGGGCCATCGACTCGGGTCCTTGACTTGATCAGAGCGGGCGTGATGCGCATTTCAGAGTCGTTCTGCCGGAGACGGATCTCGAACACCGTGCCATCCTCGGGTTCCAGGGAGAGAACGATCGTGCCATTGCCCATGAGCCCTGCGTCTGTGATCAGGTGCCGGAGCTTCACCATCTCGGGAGCGAGCAGGTGCTCCTGGGCTTCCCGGTCACAGACGAACTGGGACAGGCCGTAACCGTCAGATGGGGACAGGGCCATCAGGCGCCTCCTCGACGACGTACTGCAGCGATACCTCGGGCTGGCCGAAGCTGATGCACGAGAGCAGCTCGGCCCTCGCTGCCTCCGGGGTCATCCCGGGCGGCAGGATGAGGCGGACCATGTAGCCGGCCTTCACAGGATGCCTCCGATGATGAACCCGGCCCGGAGGCGCTGGTGCCACCGGTCATGGGCGTCTTTGTCGGCGGGGAGGATCAGGGCTCTGCACTCGTCGTGCTTCCACAGGTCCCCCTTCAGCGGGTGATTGCCGCCGTCGAAACCGGTCGTCACCCGGGCAGCGAAGCTGTACCCGGGCGGGATGACCGGCGCGTCATCGTCCATCGGTATTCTCCTCGGGTGCATCGGGGTGCAGGTGCCGGATGACATACCGGGTGACCCCGTAGTCGCCGATGCTGCTGAGCATGCAGACGGCGCCGCGATGGTTCAGGGCGGTCATGGACGTCCGGGTGGTGACCCGCGGCAGCCCGGTGCCGGCGGCGATCTCGGCCAGGGTAACCGGTCCCGTGCCTAGGCCCAGCAGGTAGCCGTGCACCGCGGCGTCAGCGTGAGCGGAGTCGATGGCGATCATGCTCCCTCCAGTTCCCTCAGCCGGCCGTCGAGGCGGCGGACCTCTGCGACCAGCGCGATCACGCGCAGGTCACCGTCGGGCGGGTTGTACATGACCGACGCCTGATAGTGGTCGAGTGCCTCTTTCCAGGTGGCGCCCGCCGGTTCGTGCTTATAGCGGTACGGGCTGGCCGCATTGCTGGCGCAGGACATCTTCATGTCCTTGGTGTCGGCGACCTGCAGCGGCGCCCCGCAGACGCGGCAGGCACGCGGGACGGCATAGCGGAACTCCAGCTCAGCCAGCAGCTCATCGGTGACGACGACCGGCTCGGTATCGGTCACGGGCTCATCTCCGTCGGCAGGTTCCTGGTCCCGGCGCAGCCTGTACCCGAACGTCGTCGAGGCACCCGGCATGTCACGGGTCTTCTCCAGGCGCCCTACGGCCTCCAGCTCGGCCAGCACCTTGCGAACCGAGTTGGTGGAGACTTGTGCGCCCTTGGCGATCCCGCCGATGTGCACGAAGTGGCTGCGGCTCTCCAGGAACTCCATGACGCGCGGTCGGACGCTCTCGTTGGCCATGACACCATAATAGCAAGAAAACCTGTAATGCGCTAAAATTATGGTCATGGGTCTATCGAGGGCGCAAGCCGAGTGGGAGCTGCAGAACCTGTACGAGGATCTGGTCCTGGCCAGGGGGCACGTGGTGATAGTGGTGCGCCAGATCCGCTCCGTGGTGAAGGACCCGCGTAACCGGAGCGCTCGCCGCGGGCGGGGCGGTGGCGATCGCATCCCCTACTACACCAGCCCGGAAGATGCCATTGCCGCCCTGCGCAGCTTCCGGCACCTGGCATATCTGCACCTGCCAGGACGGCAGAACCGGATCAAGCCGGACGTCCTCCTGGCCAGGTACGAGGCCGCGGTCGCCGCGGTAGACGACCTAACGGAGCGGATCGAGGGGCGGGTGCAGCAGCTCGCCGAGGACATGCTGTAATGCGCACGGCATGACCGGCTGGTCGCCGATGACCAGGCCGCCCGGCACCTGGCGGGAGGCCGGCCAGCCGTCCCTGTTCCGCTTGCGGTGCACCTTGCCGCGCTCCCGCCTCTTCTCCGGGCCGTGCGGGTCCTCGCCGACCCACTTCGAACCGCGGTCCGAGTTGCACTTGCGGTGCGCCAGTTTCAGGTTGGACATGCGGCTGCTGCCCCCCGCCGACCTCGGTATGACGTGATCGAGCGACTTGGCCATCCGGTCGCCGGGGGCCAGGGCGAAGTCGATCGGCCCCAGGCACAGCCAGCAGTCGTCGCCGTCGCGCTCACGCAGGAGACTGATGCGGCTGGCCATGGCGGCCGGGCTCAGGGACATAACACTATTTTAGCAAGAAAGGCTGTATCGGTGAACTCCCGCGCTTACGGCGGGGTCACCCCGAGCCTGTACCCGCAAAGCAGAGAGCCCCGGCCGGGACCGGGGCTCTCATGCCGCTGAGCGGCAGGTCTAGCTCTTGGTGATGCTGGCGAGGCCGCGCGGGTTCAGGATGGACATGGCGACCATCTCGTCGAACACCCAGCCCTTCCAGAACGCCTCGACGTTGTGGTTCTCCTCAACATCCAAGGAGTAAAGGATGGGGAAAACGCCCAGGAAGTTCGGCTCCGGCGCGAGGAAGATCTTCGCCTGCGGGACGATGATGCTTCTCTGAATCTGGAATTCACCGAAGCTGGTGATGGTCTCGCCGGCCACCACCCGGTCCTTGAAGGCCCAGCCGGTCTGGTTGATGTCCCACCTGAACATGTCTCTGTAGTCGAACGGATTGATCAAAATCCGCGCTGACGGCAGCTCATGCAGGTCGGTCATCGCGACCGCGGAGTACATCGAGCCGGGCGTCAGGTAGCCCGACGCCTCGGTGATGTTGTGGTTGGGGGTGACCACGTGGTCCGGGCGGGTCGCGTAGTCCGTGATCGCGGCCTGCAGGAGCACCAGCAGCCGGGCGTCCTCCTGCTTCAGGATCGCCTGCTTGGTCTCGTCCTGGGCCTGCTCGACGGCGTTGATCCGCAGGTAGAAGAGGTCTTCCTTGCGGATCGCCGGGCGCGACGCGATCCGGAAGAACCGGACCGGGATGCGCTTGCCCTCGAACGGGGTCACGCGGACTTCGCCCTCAGTGCCGGACAGGATGTAGGCCTGCCCCAGGTCGTCCCAGACGTCGTACTCGACGGGGGTGCCCGGCGTCACCGGGTCCTCGACGAGCACGTTCCGGACGATGCCCTGGTAGCGGAGCTTCAGCTGGATCGGGCCGACCATGCCGACGCCGAGACGGCGGAAGCCGTGCATCTCGTCGGACAGGATCAGCGCCATCTTGCGGACCTTGGCCTCGCGCGTCAGCGACTGGCCGCCCTGCCGGGCACGCCGTGCCTCGATCTGGGCGATGTAGTCGTCGCTCCTGCGCGCTGCCACACGCGGACGCAGGCCGCCGCCCTGCGGCGCCAGCGCCAGCTGTCCGCCAGCCGAAACGGTGGCCAGCTCGTTCATCTGGGTTCCTTCCCTGCGTTCCCGCGTATGTGCTGTTGTTTTCCTTGGACCGGTCAGGCCTTGAGGCTGGCCGGAACGGCGTTCCAGTAAGCCGGGGTCAGGCCGCCGATGGTGAGCTTGGTGGAGCTGTTCACCTTGAGCAGCCGTGCGACCGGCTGGCTGATGGCGGTGTCCGTGCCGCCCGACTGCGCGTAGGGGACGAGCATCCCCTGGTTGCTGGTGGCGGTGGACACCGCGATCAGCTGGGAGCCGGACCCGTCGGTCGGGTCGGTCCAGGTCTGGGTTGCGTCGAACGCGGGGGCGAGGATTTCGAACTCGCTGTCCGGGCCGAGGACCCAGACGGCGAAGGCGTTGATCCCGGCGTACAGCAGCTCGTCGATGCCGTCACCGCCGACGTAGAGGGCGCCCAGTCCGTAGATCGGCGGCCCCTGGTTGGCGGTGAAGTCCGAGCCGGCGTTCCCGGTGTGAGCCGAGCCGGTCATCGTCTTGCTGCCCATCTGGGTGGCGTTGGCGCCCGCCAGGGTCACCAGGTCCCCGCCCGTGCGGACGAAGCCCATGCCGGGCCAGATGGGGACGGCGCGGGTCCAGGCCGGGTCCAGGAAGCACGGCTTGGGAGTCGCCTGCGTCCAGCTGAACAGCGGCCGGATCGTCCTCTTGACATAATCATTGCTCAGGTAGGTCCTGATCATCGGACGTGCTCCAGCTTCTTCGTTAGCTCCTGGCCTCGCGGCCTCCCTGCTACTCCTTCTGGGGCCGGGGGGCAGTAAGGCAACATCGGCTCTCGGCTACGGGTTTTACGGGGACAAATCATCAAGACCCCAGCAAGTCGGCCCACAAGGTGGCGGCCCCTGCCGTCATCGCTGAAGTCTGGGCAAGCGTGACCGGTTTTCCTCCCGGCACGGGAATATTGGAATATCCCTGGAGGGTGGTTCCGTGCGGCCCGACGCTCTGAGTGCCGCCCAGGATTATTTCCGTATGCGCGGAGAAATCGGCCGGATCCCAGAACGTCAGCGATATGTCGCCGCCGGTCGTGTTGCTGGTCACCAGCAGGAAAAGGTCCAGCAGGAAGTGGTGCAGCTGACCGTCGTTAGGCGGAGTCCAGCTGAAGATCGTCCCGGTGCCGTTGACGAGCGCGTAGCCGGACGGGAAGTTCGTCGCGGTAGTGGCCTGGGGGGCAAGCGTCCCCTGGATCACGTCAGCGGCCAGGAGAGAAGACTTGAACGAGGCCGACAGCTCCGAGTACTGCTGGTCGGAAAGGAGCACCTGGGCGTTCGGGCCATAGCGCAGCCCGTTGGGCATGACGATGTTCTTGGCGCCGGCCGTAAGCGTCACCAGGTGCGACATCAGTTCACCGCCACAGAGACTGACGAAAACAAGGAGCCCACCGCGTTAGCGCTCAGCAGTGAGTACTGCTCGTCGGAAAGGACCACCGCGTCGCCTGCCTTGTGGCGGAGGCCGTCCGGCAGCACCACGCCGTGCAGGCCCGCAGCGACGGTGACGGTGTATGCAGCGACGCCGCCGAGATAGGCGGTGGTCAGCAGCGACGCGATCGCTGCTGCAGACAGCTGCGCGTACCACTCATCAGACAGCACGACCTGGGCGGAACCCTGATAGCGGAGACCGTTGGGAAGCACTACCTCCCGGTCTCCGCCGCTCAGGGTCACCGTCCAGGTCATCGATCAGTAGAAGATGTCCGAGGCGTCCAGGTCGTCGGCTGCCATTGCGGCGGGCGCGTACTGCATCGCCCCGACCGAGGCCAGCGACGGAGCCTGGCGGGAGCCCTGCCGCTGGATCGGCCGCGCGGCCATCCGCTGGTCGGTGACTGGCAGCCCGGACAGTACCGCGATCTCGTGCTCGATCATCGGGGTGGACAGCCTGGCGTCCTTCTCGATCCGCTCGGCGACCGTGATGTCCTCGCCCTGGGCGAGGCCCGCGGTGATCCGCAGCTTCGCCAGCCGGATCGAGGCGAACGTGCGGACTGCCGCGTCCGTCTCGTTCGGCGGCGCGAGGGACGCGGCGCGCTGGCCCTGACCCTGCTGCTGGCCACCCGGGCGGGCGTCCAGCATCCACGGGAACGCGGAGCCGTTGTCACCCTGGCCGCCGATGCCCGGCCCGTGGGCCTTCAGCGGGTCCGGGTCAATCCGGACGTCGGTCTCGATGCGCCGCTGCTGCAGCGGCACGCCGCCGTCCTGGGACGGGTTGGTGCCCTGCACCGGGGCGGTGACGTCGATCAGGTTGGTGGCCGGCGGCGTCTGCAGTTCCACGCCCGGCGTGATCGACGTCGAGGTCTGCAGGGCGGGGACGTTATCCATCGAACCCGGGGTGGCGCCCGGCCGCGACGGGTCGTCCTCGGTGTGGCCGGTGCCGCGCGGCGGCGCGCCGTTCTGCCCGGACCGGTAGCCGCTGCCGGACTGCAGCGCCTCCTCGGTGGTCTGCGTCGGGGGCGCCTCGGGCGGGTCCGGCACCGGGCTGGCCGGGTTCATCACGTCCGCGTAGCGGCGCAGGACGTTAGCCCGGATCGTGTTGAACTGCTGGTCCACTCCCGCCGCGGAGGCGAGGAAGCGCAGCTGCTCCCGGTAGACCGCGTTCTCAGCGGTCAGCTCGGCAATCCGGTGCGCCTGCGCCTGGGCAAGGGCGGCCCCCGTCTTGCTCGTTCCTGCTGGCATCTCTTCCTCTCCCTCGTCCTCTTCCTCGGGGTCGGACGGGTCTTCTGCACCTTCTGGGGGGCCGCCGGGAGCTTCCAGCGGAACCAGGGCGGCCATCTTGCAGGCCGGGCAGGGCACACCCGGCTGGGCTGCCCCGTCGATCGCGAACTGGGCGCCGCAGGCCGGGCACTCCAGCTCGTCCTCCGGCTCCTGGGGCTCCAGCTCGTCTTCCTCGCCCTGCTGCTCCAGCTCCTGGCCCTGGGCCTCGTCCTCCTGGCCCTGCTGCTGCTCTTCTTCGCCCTGCTCCTGCAGCTGCTGCCCCTCGGCCTGCTCATGCTGGCCGTTCTCGGGCAGCGCGCCGTCGTCCTCGGGCTGCTCCTCGCCGGGCGGGGGCTCCTCGCCCTCCTCCGGCGGCTGGCCGTCGGTCTGCGGGCCGGGCACGGGACCGCCGTCGCCCTGCACGGCCGGGACCCCGTTGGGGGTCACCTGGTCGGGATGCAGGAGCTGGTTCTCGGCGTCGTCGCCGGACCCGATCTGGCCGTCCGGGCCGGTGCCGGGCGCGGTCTGCTGCGTCCCGTCGCCCGGAGTGACGACCTCGCCCTGCTGGTCGAGCTGGTCGCGGACCTCCTGGGCCTTGGAGGTGTCCGGGTCCCGGAACAGGCTGGGCGGCACCACGAACCCGCACACCGGGCAGCGGTCGCCGGACCAGACGTCGTGCTCGCCGCAGACCGGGCACTCCTCCATGCGCAGCGTGTCCACCTGGGGCGGCACCCGGGTCTCGCCGTAGGCCGTCTTGCGGACCGACATGGAAGACCGCAGTTCGTCTTCCGGGGCGAACATCCGGTAATCGTTCCGGAGCCGTTCCCCTACACCGCGGTGGCGATCATGCAGGAGTTCATAACCGCCCGGATCGTTCCTGGCGTCGTGCCCGCATCCCACGCACAGGTGCGGGATCTCCTTGTGGCGCGGCTCGGCGCCGGGCAGGCCCTCGCCGACCGGCTCGCCGCATCCGCTGCAGTAGTCGGGGCTAGCCGTCCACGCAGCCTGCTTCGCACCGCGGTGGTGCATGTTCTCCTCCGGGATCGCTCCGGGGTGGTGCTCCTTGTGGTGGTGCTCCCAGCGGGTCCTGGAGTTGTCGTGCATCTGCACGCGCCCCTTGCCGCCGCCGCCCTTGGCCCCGGACCGGTCCTCGTCCTGGTTCTTGCGGATCTGCCGCAGCCAGGTGGCGGCCTGCACCTGGTGCGGGCTGATCTTCCGGCCGGTCGCGCTGGACAGGATGTGCGCCGCCTCGCGGTAGGCCTGGGCGACGTGGTGGTAGTGCTGCGGCTGGTCGAGGGGGGCCTTCTGGCCTTCCTCCTTGGTCAGCCGGTGGCCGACCGCGACAGACAGGGCGTGCCGGTCCACGACGACCTTGTGCGTGCCGTTCTTCTCGTCCTCGGGGGTGTCGCCGCCGTGCTCGATCAGGTGCGCGAACGCCGACGTCTTCGACGCCTTCAGGACCTTCGAGTGGTGCTCGCCTGCCAGGATCCGCATCGCGGGCTTCTGCTGGCTGCCCATCGCGCCCGTGCCGGGACCGGGCGGGTCCCCCTGCGCGGCGCGGGAGGCGTTGAACATGTTGACCGGCCACGCGGTCTGCGGCGAGTAGGCGGACAGCAGGCCCGCGCCCAGCGCTGCATTCCCGCCTGCAATCCCCTTGGCCACGTGATGGGCGTCGGCATACCAGCGGTCGCCCAGGGACTTCTCGTCGTCGGTGGTGTCGTGGTAGGCGGCCACGATGTTCGCGGCGCTGACCGGGTGCTCCCTGAAGAACGGGTGGTCGCCGCCTTCGCGCCTCCTCGCCGCGGTGAACGGGTCGGGCGGCATCTGGTCCTCGTCTCCGCGGGGGCGCCGCGGCAGCGGGTGCCCGCTCAGCTGCTCGAACTGGCCGTGCAGGTGGTCGGCCATCTGGCGGCGCGCCTGGTCGTAGCGCGCCAGCTGCCCGGGGATCGAGGCGATGACGCCCTCGGGGTCGGCCGGCAGCGCGAGGTGGTCGCGCTTCATGCCGTCGTGGTGATGCCAGCCTCCCGAGGCGGTGCCGGCCGCGTGCAGGTTGATCCTGACCTGCTCACCGCAGGCCAGGCAGTGCGTACCGCCGTAGGTGCAGTTCCGGCGGCAGTCGCCGCCCTGCATCCGCCCGGCGTGCGGCTGGTCCAGTGCTGCGGTCTTCGACGACATGGATCGCCGGACGTTATCCCCGGAGTCCCAGTGGCGCATCTCGCCCGGCATTCCGGCGTCTGTCGCGTAGCCGGCCTCCGAGGGACGCCCTTGGTAGCCGCCCCTGTCTCCGGGGTAAATCGAATGCGGTTTGCCCGGGGTGCCCGTGAGGACGCCGGACTCGTCGAGCGGACCGATCGCGCAGTTCATGCACAGGCCGGGGTAGCCGTGGTGCACCCAGTCGCCCGGATGATGAGGCGCTTCCTCGGGCTTCTGCAGAAGGACGCCGCAGTTCATGCAGTGCGTCGGCTGGCTGCTGAACTGGGCAGGCTCCCTCGAAGCCGCCTTGCCGAGGCCGCGGGCATCCGGCTTGCCGAGGAAATACGCCGTCGGGTCGGCCGGCTCCTCGACGAGCAGCGAGTTCTCGAAGAACGACAGCCCGGCGCAGATCTCGTGGATCAGCCGCTCCTCGACCTTCCCCGTCTTGGGGTTGGTCTTGCGGATCTTCTTGCCCTTCATGGCGGGCAGGTGACGGCAGTACTCGGCCGGGGAGGTGGCCTTGTTGCCGCACGCCGAGCAGCGCGACCACTCGACGTCCACGCCCATCGAGGTGCGGTTGACCTTGCCTGCGAGGATCGCCCTGGCCAGCTTCGGGAACCGGACGGCATCGACCTCCATCAGGCCCTCGACCCAGAGGTCCGGGGTCCCGTCCGCGTTCCGGTCGCGGTGCAGCGCGACCGCCACGATCACGCCTCTCGCTCTCCTGTGATTGGCGTTGTGGTGGTTCACGAAGACCGGCTTGCCGAGGAACGTCTTGTAGCCGGCCTCGATCTCCCGGGCCGGGAACGTGTCGTGGTTGTCGTTGGTCCGGGAGGAGATCATCCTCGACCGGACGTACAGGTAACCGGCCCGCGGGGAGTAGTCGAACTCGACCCGGTGCGCGGACTTGCGGATCGCCGCTTGGCCTGCCTGGGCGGGAACGCGCCACGCCTCAAGGACTTGCAGGCTGGCGTACTTGCGCAGCAATGCCCACCTCCCGGTCTCTTCCTCCCTTCCGGGGTGACCGGGTGACGGGCGCTACGTCAGGCTGCCTCGGCCTGTCTCCACAGCGATGTCCGCGTGCAGTTCTGGCAGGTGACGTCCGGCCGGAGCGGCGTGACAAGGTGCGGCTTGTCGAGAGCGGACAGGCCCCCGCAGGCGGCCACGTCGGTGCCGGGCTCCTGCCAGTGAACCGGCCGGGTGGCCAGCTCCCGGCACTGCACCGAGCAGTACCAGGGCTTCAGCCGCGGCCGGGAGTCGATGCTGCGCGAGACGGTGTACACCCTGCAGCCGTCCCGGCCGCAGAAGTCGAGCACGGTCAGTCCTCGTAGCGCGGCAGGCTGTCTACGTAACGGCGCACGCCGTCCGGGTCGTCATCCATGATCGCCCGCATGCCGCGGACGAGGGTCGGCGGGTCGCCGGGGTCGCCGAACTGCCAGGCGTGCGGGCCGGTGATGGCCACGGGACGCGGCAGGGGAGGCGGAAGCAACGGCAGCCGTGACGGCGCGGGCGCATCGGCCCAGGGCGGCTGCTGTTCGGTGACCAGGCTCGTGCGGGGCACCGGCTGGAGGTAGGGCAGGCCGACGGTGACGACCGGGGGATAATCCGCGGGCTCCGGTTCGCCCTTCAGGTACTGGATGAAGGTCTGCCCCTCAGGGTCCTCGTCGTTGCCGGACCAGATCCCGGGGTCGCGGCGCCACATGGCGCGGATGCTGCCGACCCTGCGCAGCAGCGTGGTCCATGGCATCTGCCTGGGCTCGGGCATGATGAACTCCGGTTCCCGCGAGAAGATGACGTACAGGGCCAGGGCCAGGAATGCCGCAGCCAGCCACGAGTTGAGGCCAGGGACGGTCATGAGGTCCTCTCAGGATGGTAGGACGGTCAGCTCTTCTTGTTACGGCAGACCTTGCCTTTGCCGACGCGCCGGGACTCTTCATCGGTCAGCGCGAGACCGCAGTCACTGCAGCGCTTCAGCTCGGCAGCGAACAGCATCGCCGCCTCTTCCAGGCCGTATTCTACGATCGCCTGCAGGGCGAGCCGCTTCTGCATGTTGCCCAGGTCAACGGTGCGCATGCTGTCGCCATCGCCGCCGCCGAGGACGCGGACCGGGAAGGCGAACCCTTCCCACTTGCCCTTGCCCGGGTCAACGCGCCAGAAGTCGTAGTCGTTGTGCCCGGTCCGGGACGGGGTGGCGTAGTAGCCCTTGGGGACGAGGCCCTTGAAGTCACCCAGCCGCGGCGGGACGGATGAGGCAGCCTCAGCCGGAGCCTGTGCCGGGGTGATCTTCCCGCACTTATCCAGGTGGTTGAGGACCATCAGGGCAGCGGGGACGGTGAGCCTGCGGCTGCCGTCAACCATGTCCTTCGTCAGGTGGTGCGCCCGGTACGGCGCGATCCGGGCGATGTCCGCCATGAGGCGGTCTACGGCCTGGTCCTCTGTCCGGTCCTCCGTCATCACGGTCATCCCTGCTCTTCCCCTGGCTCGTCTGTTCCTGAGGCAACTTTAGCAAGAAAACCTGTATTGCGCAATCCGGGAGGGAGCACCCGGAAGGTACAGGAGGTACCCCATGCCCAGCCTGCTCCCCGGCGACCTCGTGGTCGTCCGCACCCCCGGGTTCTTCGCCTGGATCATCCGGCTCGGCCAGATGCTCCAGGGCAAGCCCGACCTGCGCAACCACGTCGCGATGCTGCACCACACCGTCAACGGGGTGAACTGGTACCTGGAGGGCCGTCCCGGCGGCCTCGGGTGGAAGGCGTTCAAGGTCACCGACGATGCCTACCTGAACTCGCCGTGGACCGTCACCAACGCCGCGCAGCCGAAGACCGACGGCCAGCGCGAGGCCGTGTGCGCCGCGATGCGCAGGCTGTTCGGGGCGCCCTACGACTGGGGCGCGATCGACGCTGACGCGGCCAGCGCGCTGCGCCTGCCGGACTGGTGGGCGAAGTGGGGCAGCAGCAGCGTTATGCCCGGCCACGTGGTGTGCAGCTCCTCGGCCGCCTGGGCCTACCCCCAGGGCGGCCTGGCCGCCCCCGAGGTGGACGGCGGCCGGATGACGGAGCCGGCCGACTGGGACGAGTTCATCATGGAGCGGGCGTGGTCGAAGGCGGCTGCTTGAAGTCGCTTTCCTCGGAATGAGACCTCGGCTCGTCGTCGGCCAGACCGAGCCTTTTCATCACGCCATGGACGACCGGCTCGTAAAGCAGCCAGGTGATGTGCACGAGCGCCAGCGGCACCAGGATGAACACGATGATGGTGAACCACTGGTAGAAGACGCTCGTATAGCTGATACCGAACATAAGGTGCAGCGTGAACGGCAGCAGGATAAACCCGATGGCGACCCGCAGGACGAACAGGTTCCATCCCATCTGGTAACGCCACCAGCGGCGCATCACCGTGTAAGAGATGCCGAAAAACAGCGAGACCAAGCAGGTTGCCGTGGTCAGGAAGTTCTTTAGCCCGAGCGGGACCACTTGTGTCACCGCGGCGGCCACTGTGTGCATTGCTATCTCCCCCATAGCGCGTTCTGGGCCAGGACGGACAGGTGATTGACCTTCACCCGCTCGTCGCGAAGCGGGCCGGTCACCGTCCGGCTCTCGTGCGCGAGCAGTTCACGCTGCAGGCGCAGGTCTTCCTGGGCCTGGCGACCACTCGCCTCCGTAACTTCCCGGGCGCGGGACAGCTCGGCCGGATGTGAGAAGCCTGTTCTCCGAAGCTTCTTCCACCACCGCATTTCAGATCACGCTCCAATAGCACCAGGCCTATCGGCAGACCGCAGCCCGTCGATAAGGGCCTTGGTCACCTTGGCCGCCTCTACTCCGGCATCAGCACGCTGGCCGGCAAGTTCCAGGGCCGTCCTGGTAGCTGCGTGTGCATCACGCTCGTGCTCGTATAGCCGCTTCCATTCAAGGCCGTCGGCGACGGCCTTGTCGTACACCCTCCTGGTAACGATCCAGTCGAACAGGAAGGCGACCACCCACAGGCCGGCCACCCCGGCGATCGTGAGCAGGTTGTACCAGAAGCTAAGGTCGCTGACGGCCACAGTTCCCGCGGCAACGACATGAACCGATGCAGGGTCCGGGGGAATGCGCGCAGCCAGGATGGTAAGGTCTGCGGCCTTCCCGGAAAGCTCATCGATCACCTGTTCCCCCAGCGCGCAAACAGGAGAGCTGCGTGCTCGGCCGTGCCATCAGACTGCACCCAGGCGCCCCGCCCCGGCCACACAACCGCCGGTACCGTCTCGCCGAACACGCGCTCCAGAGAGTCGAGGATTTCCTGGCCATCGAGAGCGCACGGAAGGAACACCCCACGGCTGCCAAACGGATCGCTGGCCGCGATCTGCTCAGTAGTCATCTCCTCCATGCAATACACCGTTGGCTCCCTTTCAGACAGTGATGACGTCATCTTCGTAGTCGTCGAGGGAGACCCCGCGCCGGGCGAGGTCATCGTCCTCTTCTTCGTAGTGCGTGCCTTCGAGCCGCAGCATCGCCAGGTTGCGGGCGCGCTGGCCGCGTCCCTCGGCAATCAGCTCGGCGGCCTCCTTGTCCGGCAGCACGTCGGCAGTCTTGGACAGGAACTGGCGGGCAGCGGAGGCGATATCCCCGTCGGAGGCCTGGCCGCCAGCTCCCGGACCGCCTCCGTTGTACAGCTGTGCGCCCGCGGTGCGCTGGAAGGCGGCCACGATGTCGTCCATCGAGCCCTGCGCGTCGCCCGGCTCAGCCGTGATCTCATCGGAGTCTGAGCCGCCGCCGGACCACTGCTGCTGGCCGATGGTCTGGATGGAGGGGTCACTTGGCGACAGCGGGTCGTCCATCGAGCCCATGCCGGGCTGCTGGCTCATCACCGACGGGTCCTGCGCCTGGTCTGTCAGGCCCTCGGCCGCGGACTGATCGCCCATCGCGGTGGCGGTCGCCTCGATATCGTCCTCGCCGGTCGTCGAGGGCAGCGCCGCCTCGGGCTCGTCACGCAGCTCGGATCGTGCGCCGAACACCGGGTCAATCGGTCCCTCGTGCGCATGGTAGTGCCCGGCATCGGGGATGCTCTCGTCGTCCGGCTCAGGCGGACGCGGCTCTCCGCCCTGGTCCCGCCACGGATTGATGCCCTGGGTGGCTTCCCAGTGGTGGGCGTCGCGGTGCAGCGGCACGTTGACGCCGGGTGTCGCCGCGATGTCTTCCGGCCTGTACCCGTGGTCGATCCGCAGGTGCTCGGCCAGGCGGTCCGGGTCGCCCTCGTAATAAGCGTTGTGCTCTTCCTCGGACGGGTGGTCGCGCTGCTGCTCGGCATAGAACCTGGGCGCCCGCTCTCCTGTCCGGATGGCGCCGAACACCGGGTCGATCGGGCCGTTGTGGGGAGTCCACCGGGCAGGGTCCCTGTATGCCATCCCTTCAGCTCCGCGCTCAGGACGGTGGTCAAGAGACCGCGCGTGCGCCCAGCATTCAGCGTGGTAGTCCGCGCCGTTGGTCTCCCGCCGGACGTCGCCGAGTACATCGTTTTCGGGATGACCGCAGAGAACGCAGGTGGAAGAGGTACCGAGCGCCTCCTCCATCCGGATGCCGTTCGGGTCCCGCGGGCTGATCGAGGTGGACGGTCCCCCGGTCGCCGACCGGTCGCTGTAGGGGAAGCTCTCCTGGTTCTCCTGGGCGGGCTCCCAGCCGTTCATCTCCGGCCAGTGCACGTCACCCGGCACCGGCCGTACCGAGGCCTCGTTGGTCAGCGGCGCCTGGAAGATGCTGTCCTCCTGGATGCCGCCCCAGTTCTCCGGGTCCGGCCCGGACAGCGGACCGTATGAGGCGGGGCTCTTGTCCGGGTCGCGCGGCTGGGTGGCGCCGTACGGCTTGCCCGGCGGGCGCTGCGCCACGTTGCTCGATCCCCATGGCGCGTTTGCCTGGTCGGCAGTGACCTGCAGCCCGGCCAGCTGCGCGAGCGCGATGATCTCGCCCGGGTCCTCCCCGGCGGCGGTCAGGGCCGCGGTCGCCCGCTGGGCCGGGGTCAGACCCAGGGCGTGCGTCCAGCGGTCCCGGCGGTCGTTGAGCGGGAACTCGTCCGGGTCGTAGGCGGGCGGCTGGGTGTGCGCCCCGCGCCCGCCGGACTGCGCGTGGTTGTACTCGGCCTGGCCGGCGACGTCCGGCACCGACCAGTACTTCATCCACCCGGCGTACGGGTGCGCGTGGTGCGTGTTGATCTCCGGGAACGGCTCCCGGTAGTTCGACCACCAGCTGTTCCCCTCGGCGGTGCGCACTCCGTGGTTGATCCAGGCCCGGTTAGTGAGCGCGTGCTTGTAGAGGTCGTCCATCATCGCCGAGCCGACACCCTGCCCTTCGGCAGCATGGGTGTGCATGTTCTCGACGCTGAGCGCCTTGCCGTCGTCGCTCTGGCTGAAGTGGATCTGCCCGGCGAGCTTCGGTCCGAGGTAGCCGTTGAGCACGTGCGTGGCCCTGGCGTTCGAGTTGTGCTGCTCGCCCGGGTCGAAGTGCGGGTTCTCCTCGACCTCGGAGTAGAACGTCCTCGGCCGCGAGTAGTGCAGCGACTCGGCGATCCGGTCCGGGCCGCGCATCTCGCACGGTCCGCCGTGCTTGTAGTGGCAGCGCAGCCCGATTGGATCGTTATGCCGGCTGTTCTCGCGGAACGGGAGCCGGTCGCGGAACTCGCGGGTGCGGCCTTCGTCGCCCAGCTCGTAACGCTGCTCGACGGGCGTGCCGCCGCGCTGGTCAACGGTGAACGTGCGCTCCGGCTCGAACATGGCCGGCCAGTGCCGCTCGGCGGGTAGCCCTTCCTCGGTGTCGTGCTGGTGCTCGACCCGGCCGGCTACTCCGCTCTCGTCGCCGTGCTCGTCGTCGTGGACCTGCTCCATCCGGTCGGCCGCGTACGGGCCGCCGATCGTGTTCGTGTCGAAGCCGTGATGGTGCTCCAGGTGGCTGCGCAGCCAGTCGATGTCCGGCGAGACCTCCATGAAGGTCGCGGTGCGCAGGCTCGCCGACGGGGCCAGCCACGTCTGCGACCAGCCCTGCGGGGTCCACGGCGGCATCGACTTGACGACGACCTCGTGGTTGGCGATGCCCGGGTCGGCGCTCATCTCGCGGCCGAACATGGTGCGGGCCTGCGCCTCGAACTGCAGCGCCATCACGTGGCTGCACGGCCGTCCGGCGTACCGGGTGCCGAGGCTCTTGTCCTGGTGGAAGGATGCCCAGGGGCAGCCGCACGCCCAGTGCTGGATGGTCTGCGGCTTGTGCGGCGGTCGCTGGATGCCGGTCTCGTACACGTCGTGGTCGCCGCTGACGGCGCCGATCACCATGCCCGCGCTGGCGTGGGTGATCCGGACCCGGCCCTCCTTGCGAATCCGCCGGGCCTTCGCGATCACGTCGGTCCACGCCGCGGTGAACTCGAACCGGAACCGCGGGTCGCGCGACGCTGCTACGAAGGCGCCCAGGTGGGCCTTGATCTCCAGCTGGATCTTCTTGCCCGAACCATCCGGGTCATCAGGGTCGTTGGTACCACCGGAACCAGGGGCACCATTCTCACCGTCCACCCCGGCCGGAGCAGGAGGCGGAGGCGGCGGCGGGAACTTACGGCCGCCGTTCCCGTCCTCGCGTCCCTGGGTGTAGGCAGGGCCGCCCTCGTTGACCGGGGCGCCCGCCATCGGCCACGCCTGCGGCGGGACGGGCGCGTCGGCGTCGTCGAGATCGTCGTGCGCCTCGGGGAACTCCTCGTCGCCCTCGGCCGGGCCTGCGTCGAGGGAGCTGGTGTCGTCGTCGTGCGGGTGCGGCGGGTCGAGCGCGCTCATCATGCGCCGGAACCGGGCCGGGTCGCGTTCCTGGATCACGTCAGGGTGGACGGGCGGCCTGGCCGGGGCTGACCGGATGATCCCGATCATCGGGTCTTCCCCGGACGCGCCGCCGTTCGACGGCCACGCCAGGCTCTCCCCGGGGAACCCGTGCTTCCCCTTCTGCGTGGTGACGTCCCGGCCGAACATGCCGTTCAGGGCGTCTTCGTGCCGCTGGTCCCGGAGGTCCTGGTCCTCCGGCCGCCCGGCGTGCGAATGGGCGGCCATCCCCGCGTCGTGCAGGGCCTGGTGCATGTCGGAGAAGCGGTCGCCGCGCGCCCGGGTGTGCTCGAAGTTCTGCTGGTCCCAGCCGTGGACCTCGTGCAGGTGCCGCGCCCAGTCGTCCTCGCTGGCTGCCTCGCGGCTGAAGCTGAGAGTGTGCTCGAACCGGCCGCGCCCCCCGCTGGCATGCTGTCCCGGGTCAGCTTCCCCTGCCCACCGGGAGTACGCCTCGTCGAACGGCGCCAGCTCCATCGGCCGCCCGGCGTGCTCGGGCCGGCCGCCAGGAGATCCTTCCCAGTGCCTCTCGTCGAAAGGCTGCTGGCTGACGCCCTCGTCTTCTTCGAGTTCATCGCTGCCCGGGGAGTCCCAGGCAGCGACCGCGGCCTCGGCCTGCATCTCCTCGACCGCGCCGGGGAGAGACTCGTCGGGCGGGGTCTTGTTGGTGAAGTGGGTCCGGTTCACGAAGTCGCCCCAGCCGGCCGTCGGGGCGCCGTCCCAGCTGTGCAGCTCGGTGCGCTCCTGGCCGGTCCACGGCACGTGCCGGGAGCCGAACACCGGGTCGTGGTAGCCCGGCGGGATATCGTGCTGATGCTCGGTGCCGCGCAGGTCAGCAGTCTCTCCGCTGTGCAGCCGGTCGTGCACCCCGATCATGAACCGGGCGGCCGGGTTCTTGTCTCCGCTGTAGGTGACGCCGTGGTGCTCCGCCATGTGGCTCATCAGCTCGCCGAGCGACCGGGGCCGCTCCACGTAGGGGACGTGGTGCACGGTGGCCGCGGTGTCGTCGTCCACGCCGCGCTCGTTCGGAGCCTCGGCATCGTCCTCGTCGTAATCCCTGGCACGGCCGTGGTGCTCGCCGTCCTGGAAGGCGTACCGGGCGTGCTCGTTGTTGTGCTCGCTGGCCATCTCCCCTGGCGCAGTGCCAGGGTGCAGGTGCATGCCGTGCTCGTGTGCCAGGTGGCCCTGCAGCTCGCTGGCGTCCATCAGCCGTCCGTGTGCCAGCCGCGTGTCACCGTGCCAGTCGTCGAGGGACCTGCCCTGGCTCACCCTAGTGTGCGCCAGCGTGAGTTCCGGGGCGTAGGTGTGCCAGGCGCGCAGCCGCATGTCCGACAGCTGGGCGGGGGTGACGCCGTGCTCGGCCATCAGGTGCTGCTCGGTGGCGTGCGTGCCCTCTGCCTGGTCGTACATGTGCGCGGTGAACGCGCCGATCTCCAGCCCGGGACCGCCGCCGGCCGATATCCCCTCCGGGTACATGCCGACCGCGGCGCCGTTCTTCTCCTTCGCCTGCGGGTCGTCCTGGCCCGACCAGCGGGGGTCGCCGTCGCCCTCGGTGGAGCGGTCGTCATAGCCGTCCGGGTTACTGGCGCGCGGGACGGTGCCGTGTCCCGGCGCGTCGCCGTGCTCATCGACCTGCGTGCCGTTGATCGTGGTGGCGTGCCGGTGCGCTGGCACGCCCTCCTGGCGCACCGTGCCAAAGAAGTGGCGCGCCTCCTCCATCTGTGCCAGCCGTGCCAGCACGGGCGAGTCCATCGCGGCGGCCCAGGGCGGCGGGGGCGCCGGCTCCTGGGGCTCGTTCTCGTTCGTCCACGCCTGCTGGCCGGGCTCGGCCCAGTACATGCCGGTGTCGCCCGCGCCGCCGTTGTAGTCCTCTTCCCGCGGGTCTTCCTGCCCGCGGTAGCTGTGCGAGGCCGCGGTCTTGCTCAGGCCGCCGATGACCCGGTGCAGCTGGCCGGGGTCGGGCCGGTCGGTCAGCACCGTGCCCATCTCCGGGTAGTCGTCGGAGGCCAGGTGGATCTCGGATGCCTCCGCCTCGATCGCCGCGGTGATCCCGGCGGGGAGAAGCCCTGCCGGGACCGGGGAAGTGGAGCCCCGGAAGTCAGCCGGGATCGGCCGCAGCTGGGAGGCCATGTAGGTGCCCTGTCCCATGCCGCCGTCGAGCACGATCTCGTACTCGGTGACGCCCGGGGCATGAGAGGCGACCACGAACAGCACCCTGCCGGGGAGCCCGTCGATGGTCTGTACCCGGTCGCCGGTCCTGAACGGGGTGTCGAGCGCCCCTTCGTGGACCTGGGACAGCCTGGTCGAGTGCTTCGTGATACGCCGCGCCATGCCAGCCTCCTCCCTCCTTCCGGGCGCGGGGGCGAGAGGGCCGCGACGCTGCTGGCAGCTGACTTGCTCAATACAGGTTTTCTTGCTAACTTAGGGGCATGACTCTTCTGGCGGTTGACGACCGGATCCGCGCGATCGACCTGACCGGCGAGGCCGAGCCGGTCAGCGGCACCGTCATCCAGGTCAGCAGGTACTTCGCGTTCGTCTGGTACGACCCGGCGGACCGGGAGCGCATCGGCTACCCGGCCCGCGCCGACATGTACTACCTCGACTCCCGGCTGTGCGCCCGCGACGGCGATGCACACTGGCAGCTGCAGACGGTCCGGACGTGCGCCTGGTGCGGTCACGACATCAGCGGCCCCGGCGAGGCCCACCCGCTCATGTACGCCAGGATCGCCCAGGCCAGCGACAACTGGAACTGCGCTGACCGGGATGCCTGCGCCAGGCGCCAGGACGCCCTCGACGTGCAGGCCGGGATGCGCCCGCTGGCCGAGATCTGGCGGTCCCCCGTCGCGATGCTGGAGGCAGCTTCATGAGGCTCAGGTCGTTTCATATTGTCGAGGTCACCGCGTTCTACGCGGCCGAGGACGAGTCACCCGTGATCCCCGAGCGCCACGAGGGGATCGACAGCGGCTTCCAGCTGGCGGTGGATGTGGTCGAGGCCCACTTCATCTTCGGCGCCGAGGACACGCCGGTAATCATCGACGGCCGGGCGCGCGGCCTCCGCCTCGCCGCGCACGGCGAAGAACGCTACGCCGACAGCCACGTGCGCTGGATGGACCTGGACGTCGGGATGATCCCGCCGCAGCTCAGCGAGCTGACCGGCCAGATGAGAGCCGAGGCCGGCAAGAAGTGGAAGGCGATCAGGAGGGCGGAGTAGTGCAGTTCTTCATCGGGGCCGCCATCGTCTGCGGCATCCTGCTGTACCTGGCCGTCAGGGCGATCGCGCATCTCGTCATGACGCACCTGCTGATCATCGCCCTGGCGGGCGGCGTCGGCATCCCGGTGCTGGTGGGTGCCGGAATCCTGCTGATCAAGGGCATGCTGCACCACACCGCGATCTCGTGGAACTCGCTGCCCCCCGCGCAGCCGAGGGGATCCCGCCTGCCGATGCCGGTGCGGACGCTCGCCCTGGACCGGCCGCAGGAGCACGTCAGCCCGTTCAGCACCGAGTTCGCCGAGCAGGCCGAGGCCCGCCCGTGCGAGGGTCCCGAGTGCCTGGAGATTCTCGGCGAACAGGTCTGGACCGTTGACGCATTGACCCAGGCGGAAGGCGAGGAGCCCGTCGAGGAGACGCACTCGTTCTGCTCCCGCGAATGCGCCGAGCGGTTCACGGAAGCCGCCTCGACGCCCCAGGTCGCTGAGGCTTAGCCGCGGGCGCCGGGCACGGCCTCGGCCTGAGCGGCCAGCCACGCTGAATAGGCGATGCCCGCGGCGAACTGAGCCTGGTAAGCCTCGCTGTACAGCCGTCCGGACCAGCTTGACGTCCCGCCGGCCAGGTGGATCTCGCGCAGGGCCTGCCACGCCTTCTCAGCCACGGCCGAGGCCGTCGTGTAGACGTCCCACAGCGCGGCCGGGTCCGGTCCCGCGGTTCCCGTCACCGCGAGCACGGGCGCCGCTGACAGGGACGACGATCCGGAGACGGTCACCAGGCGGCGGCGTTGAGGACGATGGCTGCTATGGCGAACGTGATCGTGTCGGTGCTGACGACGCCCGTGATACTCGACGTCAGCGCGCCCTCGAACCATCGCAGGGGGGTGCCCGCGGTGTCCCAGATCTCGAAGCCGGTAATGGCGGCCCAGGTGCCGGTCGCGGTCCACGAGGGCGCGTTCGTGTTCGAGGAAGATCCGCCGGAGCTGGCGCCGAAGGTGATGGCGACGCCGCCTGCGGTGTAGCCGGGGCAGGCGCCGGCGGTCGCCTCGGTGCCGTTGGCGGTGTTCGACCCGTTGGCGGTCATCAGCCGCAGCCGCAGCGTTGTCGGGTAGACCGGCGCGGTGCCGCCCTGCAGGATCGCGTTCATGATGCTCGCGGTCCTGTTCTGGTCCAGCATCGTCATGTCAGGCTCCCGGTCGGGTCATCCTTCAGCCCTTCCGGGGGCTCAGCCGCGGATGCCGGGGACCGTCAGCTTCCGGTCGTCGAGGAACGCCTGATAGGCAGCGTCGGCGGCCTGCTGGGCGGTGTAGGCCCTGGTGTACAGAGACCCGGCGGTGCCGTCGGTCGCGGCGAGGACCCGCATCGTCTTCCATGTCTGCCAGGCGTTCGACGCGATCGTGGCGGCAGCCGCGTAGACGGCCCACAGGTCAGGCTTCACCGTCGCGCTGGCAAGGAGTGCCGTCGCGGCGCGCATGGCCACCATCGCGCTGACCAGGGGCGGACCGCCGCTGCCGCCTCCGGCGGTAACGGAGCCCAGCCCGGCGATGGCGAGGACCGCCGCGAGGACCGTGCCGGCGTGGACGGTGCCCGTGCCCGCGATGGAGACGGCAGCGGCCACTTCCCCGGGGGAAGTCACCATGCCAGCCGCGGTGAGGGATGCCGGCGCCAGCGTCCCGCCCGGGGCGCTGAGCGTGCCACTGCCTGCCGGGTGAACCGCGGCTCCCTGGATGGCTGCAACGGTGACGGCCCCGGCCCCGGCCATGTTCGTTCCGGTCAGCGGCGCCCCCGCTGCCGTCACGGTGCCCGCGCCCGCTGCCGAGAGGGACGCGCCCTGGACGTCTGAAGCGGTAACCGAGCCGGACCCCAGGAGCGCGGCGGCTGACCGCTGCACGCCGGGCGCGCTGACTGATCCCGCCCCGGCAGGCGAGACCGCGGAACCCTGGACGGCGGTGAGCCCGGCAGAGCCAGCCCCCGCCATGGAGGCGCCCGCCGAGGTGGTGCCCTGCGCGACGAAGCCCGTCCCGGCGATGCTGGCCCCGGCCTCCTGGATCCCGGGCGACGTCACGCTGCCCGCGCCTGCCAGCGGCGCGACGGCGCCCTGCACGGCGGAGACCGTGACGGACCCCGCGCCTGACGGCGAGATGCTGCTGTCCTGGGTGCCCGGAGATGTCACCGAGCCCGCCCCCTGGGCAGACGCCGCAGCCTTCAGGGTTGCGGCGGGGGTGACGCTGCCCTGCCCGGTGAACGCCGCGACCGGGCTCTGGACGTCGGCGGCAGTGACCGACCCGGCCCCGGTGGCGGAGAGGACAGCCCCCTGCATGGCGGCAGCGGATACCGTCCCGGCCCCGGCAGCGGCTACGGCCGCCCCCTGGGCAGCCGGAGCGGTAACCGAGCCCGTACCTGCCAGTGCGGTTCCGGCTCCCTGGACGCCAGGCACGGTCACGGCCCCGGCACCGGCGAATGAGGTGCCCGCCCCCTGGACGGCGCCGATGCCCACCGAGCCAGCCCCGGTCATGGAAGCGCCGGCATTGACCGCGGTAGTTCCCGCCGCCGTCACCGACCCGGCCCCCGCGGCCGTTACCACGGCCCTCTGGATGCCCGGCGCCCCTACCGTGCCCGCTCCCGTCGCCGCGATCGCGGAGCCCTGCACCGCCGCCGCCGCTACCGACCCGGCCCCGGCCGCGGAGACTGCGGCCCCCTGGATCGCTGCAGGAGTCACTGACCCGGCGCCGGCCGCTGAGACCGCAGCTCCCTGGGTCGCGGCGGCGGCTACTGACCCGGCTCCGGCCAGGCCGGCGACCGCTCCCTGCACGGCCGGGGAGGACACGGTTCCGGCCCCGGCCGCGGAGACGGCTGACCCGATCGCGGCGGGCGCGCTGACTGACCCGGCCCCGGCGAGAGCCGCTGTTCCCTGAACGGTGCCCGGGACGATCTCCACCCCGGACCACGCCCAGGTACCAGGCCCTCCCGTGAGTGTCCATCCGATCGCACCAGGAGATCCAGCTCCCGGCGTACCCGTGTTACTCGTCGCACGCCCGATGAGCAGGGTGCCGCCATCAGTCGTGTCGGACGTGTTGGCAATGGCAGTCGTCGCCCCGTTGACCGCCGCTGCCGAAAAACTGGTGTTCATGACTGCAGCGGAGTAGACGAGGCTTCCGGTCACTGTGGTAGTCAGCGCGTGAGACGCCGGGGTCGTCGTCCCGGTGGTCGTTCCCGTCGCACCCTTCGGCGTCGTCGTATTCGCGCCGTCGAGGACACGGACTGCGCATTTAAGCATCGCAGCCCCGGTGTCGGTCCCCCTGTGCATAGTCACGGTGATGCTTCCAGGGGCGGACACGCAAGGGCGAGTGAAATACGCCAGGATGGAGAACGAGGCAGAGTCGTTCAGTTGCGTGCCGGCCGCCGTCCACGTGCCGGAGGCGGAGTCAGTGACGGTCAGGGTGGGCGGGGAGCCAGGAAAAGTGCTGTAGTTGATCTCGCAAATAGCGAGCAAGACTGAACTGGCGGGCGGCGGGAAACTGGCGGAAGCCAGCGTGGTCCCCGTGAATCCGCCGGCAGACGTGGCTACGGCCGGGGTAGTGGCGTCCTCAGTAACAGCCATCTAATCCAGCACCCCCTTCCCGGATGAGGGAAAGGGAGATTAGGTCAGGGCGACGGATACCGCGTTCTGCGCGACCGCGAAGGTGTTGCCGTTCGCCACCGTGACCGGAGACCCGGTGAACAGCCCGAACCAGGCGCGGGCGTTGGCGTTGTCCTGGATCTCGCAGCTGTGAATGGTCCAGGAGCTGCCGGACCCGTTCACCCACGAGGTGCCGCCCGAAACCGCGGGCAGCGTCACCGAGGACCCCGCGGACGACGCGGTGGACGAGGTAGTCATCACGTAGTCGGCGTAGCCGGTGCCGGTCAGCGTGGTGCCCGCGGCCGATTCAGTCGAGTCGGTAGAGGTGAGCCGCAGCTTCATGCCGCCCGCCGTGGACAGGCCGCCGGCCGTCCAGAAGGTGATGACCGGCTTGCCCGTCGTGCCGCACGGCAGCGTCGCGTTGAGGATGTTGCTGACGAGGGCGCCGTCGATGGCGCTGCCGAGGAAAGCGTTCCTCAGCAGCCACAGCAGCATTACCGAGAGGTAGGCGCCGCGGAGGGCTCGCTTCAGCATGGTCAGCCTCCGATCGCGTGCTGCAGGCGCACTGAGCCGGGAATCGCGGTGATGGTGATCGGGCGGCACACGGTGCACCCGGCTACGCCCAGGCCGCAGTGGCCGCCGGGGCACGGCCCGGCGCTGGTGTCGCGCCGGGCGCTGTTCTCCAGGTGCGGCTGCATGCCGAGCCACACCGGGCAGCTGTCCGGGGTCGGGCAGGCGCCGTGGCCGCCGGGACACGCCGTTGCGGCCTGGCCGTGGTGATGGTCCTGCTGGCAGCACGCCGCGCCGGGCGGGCAGACGAGGGCCGCGTCCGGATCGGCGACGTCCTCGGTGTAAGCCGAGGTGTGACAGCTATTGCACTCGATGTGGAACATGTGGCCCTTCCCGCGGACGGCAGCCTCTCTGCCCTTCCGGGGCGCTACCGGCCAGCGGGAACGTACTTGCCGTAGTCGAGCAGCTCTTCATCGTCCTCGGTGACGCCGAGACGCGACCGGATGCCCACATGGGCCGGGGTCTGGTAGGCGGGGAGCGCCGGGCCGGACACCCAGCCGCCGCCGTGCTGTGCCTCGGCCTCCGACTCGGCCAGGTGCGCTTCCATCCGGAAGCCGGGGATCTCGACGGTGCCCCCGTCGGCCGCCTCGACCGTGATCTTCGGGAGCTGCTCGGCGGTCGCCTCGTTGATCTCCCGGGCCAGCGCGGCCATCCGGCGGACCCGCTCGGCCCGCCTGAACAGCGCGCCCTGCTTCGGCATGGCCGGCTTCCTGCGCGCGGCCTTCGGCATGGAGTCACGCTGCTCGTCGGATTCCGGCGGGCGCTGCTCCATCTCTTCCTCCTCCAGGCCGGGCTGCGGCCCGTCGCCCTCGGGCGGCGCGTTCGGGTCGGCGTCCGGGTCCTGCGCCATGGCCATGTCGTCGGGGGTGGGCGCCAGGTCCGGCAGGGTGGGCGGCACGATGCCCATCCGGTCGATCATCAGCTGATCGGCGGCGATCGCCGGGGGCACGCCCTCCTGCTGGGCCATCGGCGCGAAGTCGGCCATCAGGTCGGACGGGACCGGCAGGCCCTCGTTGCGCAGCTCGATGAACGCCTGGCGGCGGGTCCGGGCCTGGGCGATGATGTCGGCGACGGCCTCGTCCTGGGAGCGCTCGCGCTCCTCGTCCAGGTCGATGCCGAGCCCGCGGGTGCGGGTGCGCGCCGAGATGGGAACGCCGCTGGCCCGCACCGCCTCGGTGAACTGCCGGGTGGTGTCCTCGTCGCGGAAGTTGAGCACGGCCATCTCCAGGTCGGGGACCAGGAGGGCGGGCTGCTCGGTGATGCGCCGCTCGCCGGTCTCCTCGTCGATCTCCAGGACCTCTTCCATCTTCACGAAGCGGCGGCCGTTGCGCTCCTCGTAGTCGTAGTGCTCCTGCGCCTCGGCGACGATCAGGGCGCGCTGCCGGAAGTGCCGCTTGAGGTACTTCTGGTACTGGGTCATCAGCTGCTCAACGAGCTGCTTGTTCAGCGCGTCCGCGGCGTAGGTCTCGCCCGAGTCGGCGCCCATCAGGAAGGTGCGCGACAGCCCGAACACCTGCAGAACTCTATCCTCAATTCTTTCGAAATCAGGTGTCAGGTCAGGCATGTTCTCGCGCCCGAAGACCGGCTGGATATCGACCGCGAAGTTGTGGATCAGGGCGCGGAAGTCGCCGGCCAGGGCAGCATCAAGTGCCAGTTCGAAGTTCTCAAGGTCGTCGTCTGTGGGGATCCAGGGGACCTCGGTTCCGAGGTCAGTCGCGCTTGCCCCGAGCTTGCAGAGAATGAGAGGCGTATAGAGCCGGTCTGCAATGGAATCCAGTGCGGTGTTGAGCATCTCCTGCTGGAGCATGGACCGCATGGCCCGGGTGAGCAGCGGCAGTCCCCTGAGGTTGAATGTGTCACCCTTGAAGCGCAGCTGCTTGAGCAGGACGTTGGACACCGGCATGAAGGCGTTCTCGGCCGTGTAGGCGGCCAGCTCGGGATACTCCTGGATGAGCTTGTTGTACTCCCAGGCCGGCTGGCGGGTGGTCAGGATCTGCCGGATCGTCCAGGGCAGCCGGATGAAGTACCTGGGCTCCTTCAGGAACGGGGATCGCTCCACCTTGATGTCGTCGGGGTTGAGCAGCTCCTCGTCATCCCAGATGCCGAGGTCCTCGTTGAAGGTGGCGAACGGCCACGCCTCGCCGGAGGTGTAGTACTCCCGGCCGATGTCCACCAGGAACTCGCCGTAGTCCAGGCCGTCCTCGTCGAAGAACAGCCCCTCGTAGAACTCGGTCAGCCGCTCGTCCTTGCACTGCAGGTGAGCGCCGATCACCGGGAACTTGGAGAAGATGTCCACGCAGGACCCGACGATCGGGTCGGTCTGGTACAGCAGGCGGCAGAACGCCCGGACCTTCGCCAGCTCCTCGTTCTGCGAGAAGTCGTAGGGCAGGTTGTTCTGCCGCCAGTAGAACAGCGGGTCGCGCGGCCGACCGGTAGCGAACTGGATGTCGGAGAAGCCGGATCCCCCGGCGCCGCCCGTGCCGAAGCTGCCCTGGCGGCGGCCGAGCATCGCGGTGCGCCCGTTGATCCGCCGGTTCTTGCGGGCCTCTTTCACCTCGTCGGTCATCTGGTCATCGCGCAGGCCGCGGGCGCCGAACGCGAACCCGCGCGACATCGCCGCCGTGTGCGGGATCGCGCCCTGCCCGGACTTGTAGACGACCCTCACGTGTTCCCCTGGTTCCTCTTCAGGCGGCGGGTGTCACTGACCAGCTGGCACGCCTTGCACTTCACCCAGGTGCACCGCGGGTTGACGCAGTGCCCGGTCGTGTCAGTGCTGTGGCAGTGGCCGCACGGCGGGCGCGCCTGGTCCCCGTTGTCCTTGGGGTCCGGCACGTTCATGACGAGGCCCTGGCGGTGGCGCGCAGCCGGGCCATCACGTCCGGATGGTAGCCGGACAGGGCGGCGGCAAGGTGGCGGACGAGCTGGTCCTCGGTCAGCCGCTCGCCGCCGAGGCCCGCGTAGCGGCGGACGGACTTCTTCTTGCTCTTCCCCTTCGGGGGAGGACCGGAGCCGCTATCGTCTTTCTTGCTATCGCCTGCGGGCGGAGGCTGGTCGCCGTCGCCTCCGCCCGCAGCTCCAGGAGGCCCGGCGTCCGCCTCGCCAGGCGGGGGACCTCCTTCTCCATCATCATCCGGCGGGAAGCCGCCGTCCATGGGCATCCCGTCCGGGCCGAGCGCGTCAGGGCCGACCACGCCGCCGTCGGGGCCGATGTCGCTGGGGGCGCCGGGGCCGTTCGGCATCTGCGGCATCCCCGGGAAGGCGGGCTGGACGCGCACGATGTAGGCCTGGCCGCAGAAGTCACAGCTGATGGTGCCATCGGAGCGGCCGACGACCTGGCCCGATCCGCAGAAGGGGCAGTGGCTGGTGATCAGCGGGTCGCCGGGGTCGTGCGCGATCCTGCGTCCGACACCCCGCTGGGCTGCCGGGTAAATGGTCCTGGACATGTCGCCTCCCTAACCCTTCCAGGGCGAGCATCGAGGCGAGACGCATACAGCTTTTATTGCTAAGATGTAAGTAGCCGACGAAAGGACCGACGGGTGAAACTCCGGATGCTGGCAGGCTGCGAGATGAGTGGCCGCGTACGCGACGCCTTCGCCGCCCGCGGGTGGGAGGCATGGTCCGCGGACATACTGCCGAGCGAGACGCCAGTAGCCAGGCGGGTGAGCCAGAAGATCGGCAACTGGGGCGGAGACTCCCCGCTGGACGACAATGCCCTCGGCTGCCACTACCAGGGCGACGTCCGGGACCTGTTCGACTGGAATCACCCGGTCAACCGCGAGCGCCAGCGGAAGGCCTACAACGACTTCCACGGCACCGAGTACGACGATTACCCGGTGCTCTGGGACCTGGCCATCCTGTTCCCGCCGTGCGATCACCTGTCGCTGGCCGGTGCCGTGTGGTGGAAGCAGAAGCGGGCCGACGGGCGCCAGGACGCTGCCGCTGCGTTCTTCATGGAGATGGTAAACGCCCCGGCGCCGCTCGTGGCCGTCGAGAACCCGCGCGGTGACATGACGAGGCGGTACCGGGCGCCCGACCAGATCGTCGAGCCGTTCTGGTTCGGAGATCCCCTCAGGAAGAAGACCTGCCTGTGGCTGAAGAACCTGCCGAAGCTGGTCCCCAGCAACCTCGTCGAGCCGGGCGGGCGGGTGGCGACCGGCGGCGGCTCGTGGCGCACCGACCAGGCTGCCGGTCGCGGGGCGAACAACGGCCACGAGGATGGCGAGGGCCGGGTGAACCGCAGGATCGTGCGGTCGCGGACGATGCCGGGCCTGGCAAGAGCCATGGCATCGCAGTGGGGCAGCTACGCCGAGACGCTGGCGCGGACGGAAGCGCTCGACGTTTGACCTAATACAGCTTTTCTTGCTAAGCTGGAGATCTGCAAGGTAACCGGCGGCAAAGAGGAGCCGAGATGGCTGACAGTCTGGAAGAGGCGCGCGACATCGCCGCCATGAACGCCCGCGTCTACGCGATGAGCCCCGAGGACCGCGAGGCCTGGTACGCGACGCACCCGCTGTCGATGTTCGAGGCCGAGCAGGAGACCGTCATGCTGCTCCTGGACGGCACGGACCGGTCTGACGCCGCGATCCTGCGGGCAGCCAGGGAGATCATGCAGCGCCGGTTCGGGCTGTTCACCACCGACATCCAGAGCGGCCTGGCCGCCGCCGCCCGGCACATCGACGAGCAGATCAGCTCGAAACTGGCCAGCAAATCCCCAGTCTGACCGCAGGGTCGCGGGCAGGAGCGCCGGGCCGGTCTTCCCCGCCGGCCTGGCGCTCATCATCAAGAGGAGGAGCGACGTGAGCACACCAGACCACGGCCTGACCGAATCGCAGCAGCGACTGATCGAGGGCCTGCGCGAGGATGCCGTCAACCGCTATCACGACGGTGACCTCGGTGCCCTCGATCACTCGGTGGCCTTCAAGCCGCATGACCCGGCTTTCGCGCTGCTGCTCGACGGCAAGACCAGCACGCCCGTGGTGCACCGGCCGGGCTGCTACATCTGCGAGGATCCCGAGTACGCCGCGATGGGCCTGCCGCTGTGCTACAAGTGCCTGCGGTGCGGGGGCCACATCGCGGCCGACGACGAGACCTGCGATGACTGCGGCTGGTGCATCAACCCCTACGGACAGACCGGCGCCGACGGGCTCGCCCCCGACGGCTTCGAGGGCCTGGACCCCGCGGTCCCGGACTCCCCCTACGGCGACTTCGAGACCCGCGAGCCGTTCCGCGTCCAGACCGGGGTGCGCTACGACGGCAGCCCGGAATGGTTCGGCGACTGGCGCGAGCCTTACGTCCCCCGGATCGGCGATTACGTCGAGGCTGGCGGCGGGGGCGGCCCGCAGGGCACCATCACCATGATCGAGGGAACGGTCATCACCGTCCGCGTCGAGAAGATGTTCGGGCCGCCCGACCCCGACCCGGAGATCGTCTGCTGCCGGGCAGGCGACGTGCGCTTCCTCTGCAGAACCACGACCATCGGAGGACCGGAATGACCAGCCGCCCCTGGGTTTTCCCGCCCGGCGAGTACCTGACTGAGCCTGCGCCCAGGCGTGCACGGCTGCCCCAGCTCTCGCTGCGGCTGCCGTTCAACCTCCACACAGAGCCGGAGGCTGGCCAGGTGTGGTCGCACCGGTTCACGGGCCTGGACGAGGGGCGCGTCATCCGGCTGACGGAAGTGACCATCAGCCGTGTTTCCTACGAGGTGATCACGCCAGGCGCGCACAGGAGGAACCACCGCCCTACTGGCCGGATGGCCCGGCACGTCCTGCAGGCCAGCTACACCCTGGACGGGGCATCATGAACCACCGATGGGATTACGGGGCCTCGGACGCGAGGCACGCCCTGTCGCGGCGCTGCACGGCGTGCTGGATGACCGGGAGCCGGCCCACGCTGAAGTCGCACTGGGAGACCTACGGGCGCAGCGGCGTCATCCTCGGCGGCGTGAAGATCCCGCCGTGCCACGGGACGCCCTGGCGGAAGCGCACGTACGGGGACAGGTCGGTCTCCTGGGTGCTGCCCCGGGCCGAGGACGAGGACGTGCGGCTCATCCCGCTGAAGATCATCACCACGCAGGCGATCGCCCAGCACGGCCGGGCGTATATCGAGGCGAGCCTGGCCGGGCAGGGACTGCCGCCGCTGCCGCCCGAGGCGTGGGGGATCGTGCCCGGCAGGAAGCGGCGGCACCGCTGGCAGTACGAGAACTCGGTGAAGCCGCCGTTGCACCGACACTGCGTCGAGTGCCTGGCGACCGGCCGGAGACAGTGGGGCGGTGCCTGGTTTACAACGCTGCCCGGCGAGGAGGAATGCGGCGGGATGACGTCCTGCCCCGGCACGCCCTGGGTACGGCGCGACGACGGGGGACGGCCCCGGTTCATGCTGTACGACGGCAGCCGCTTCACCATCACGGTCACCAGGCGCCTCGTGAACGAGTTCGGCCGCGAGCACACCGAGGAGATCGTTGCCCGCTACGGCGTGCCGCCGCTGCCCGAGGAGGCCTGGGAGGTGCTGGCAGCATGAGGTACTGGTGGGCTCGGCACCCGCGGCTGGCATGGGCGGCAGTCATCGCCTGCTCGATCGCAGGCAGTGCTGCCGGAGTCGTGATAGCCGACGCACTGTACGGAAAGACGTTCTTCACCTGGACCGTCTCGTTCGTCCAGTGGGGGTTTTCCCTCGGCGGGTCGCTGCTCGGCGCCGCGGCCGGGATCACGATCGTCCTGGCGACGGGAGGACGTCATGGACGACGGTGACAGGCCGCTGATCCTGCTCGACGTGGACGGCGTGATCAACGCGCAGGCCAGCTCGGCCGAGCGCGGCCACCGCTGCTTTCATGACGGCTGGGAGCAGGTCAAGGTCTACCCGTCCTTCAACAACTGGCTCCGGATCTTCTACAACCCGGCGATCGGGCCGATGATCCGGGAGCTGGCCCGGGAGACAGGCGCCGAGCTGGCGTGGGCCTCGATGTGGGAGGACTGGGCGAACAAGTGCATCGGCCCGCTGCTCGGCCTGCCGGTGCTGCCGTACGCCCCGGCTGTTGACGGGCGCTACACCACGGGCTTCAAGGCCGACACTGTGGTGCCGTGGACGCAGGGCCGCCCGTTCGTCTGGTTCGAGGACGAGCCGGGGGAGATCGCGCAGATGACCCTCCGCGCGCAAGGTCAGCTGCATTTGCCGGTGCACGTGCAGGAGTACCACGGCCTGACCGAGGCCGACATCGGCCTTGCCCGCCGCTGGCTGCTGGACAGGCAGGCCAGGAAGACACAACGAGAGGAGAACGCAGATGCCGCAGGAGACTGAGCTGCAGCCCGTCGAGGGATTCGCGATCAGCGAGACAGTCGAGC